AAGCTTCAGCTGAAGAAGTAGCCATACCACCTTGGAAGTTGTAAGAAGTAGTGTTACCTGAAGGCTCTTCACCGTGTTGGCTTAAACCGATAGTTGTATTACTTCCACCTGATCCAGGGATAGATGAATGTTCTGCGTTAGCTTCGTTATAAAAAGCTTCTGATCCTGTTTGGTTAGTGTATCTGCTTCTCATAGCAAATATTAAACCAGTAGGTCCAGTCATAGGCTGTACACCAACTAAGTCATAAGCGACTAAGTTAGGCATTGCTCTACGTACTAAGCTGATTAGAACTGGATCATAGTTATCAACGCTTGATCCTGTAGCGTTTGTAGGTGCTTCAGCAAGTAGTGAGTTTGGTGAAAAACCTCTATCTTCTCTGATTGCCTTTTCTGTGTTCTCCAAACAAACTGCAGTTACTGATTTCTTATGACTGTCCCCAATTTCAGGTAAGTCAGTGTGCTCAATAATTGGCTGCCACTTGTTCTGAAGAGTTTCGTAATTTGATTCCATTTTAATTTCCCCTTAAAATATTGTTACGAGTTACTTTCTAGCAGTACGCGCAATTGCGTCTGCATACTTAGCCATGCCACCTGGTAAAGCCTTAACTTCTTCGTCAAGTTCTACTGGTTGCTCATCTGATAAATCAGATGATTTAGCTGGTTTAGTGTCGAAGTATGATTCTTTCAAAGTGTTTAGTTTTGATTGAAAGTCTTCAACGTTCTCATAATCAAGTCCTTCCGATAGAGCACGGAGTTTTTCAATTTGAGTTTCCGCTAAGCCATTAGTAGCCTCAGCGAAAATGTTCTGTGTTAGTGACTCTACGAGTTCATTAGAAAGATTAATTTTCTCACTAGTTTCCTCTTCAAGTTTAGTTTCTAGTTCTTCAACTCTATTTTCAAGAGATGCAAGAACATCTGTTTGAGTATCTTCAGGAAGAATCACGTTATGTGCTTCTATTAATCCTTTTAGACCAGACATGAATGATTCAGCAACTTCAACTTTTAATGAAGACTCAATTGCAACTTGATTCTCTTCAAGCCATTGCTCTGATAAGTAGTTGATGTATTCATCAAGTTTACCAGTCATGTCTTCTTTCAGTTGCTCTTTTGCTTCATCTATTTGAGATGCGAACGCTTCTGAGTGTTGATCATTAAGATCTGATACTCTAGCATTTACAGCAGCTTCAAATACTGTCTCTGCCTTTTCTCTTAGGTCTTCGGATAAATCTTCGCCGAATATAGCGTCGATGTCTTCCTTGACTCCACCACCTTGTCCTGGAGTTCCAACCTTAGGTGCTTCTTTAGCATTAGCAGAACCAGCTTTGTCAGCTTTTCGAGCTGGAGCTTTCTTGCCACCTTTAGAAGTAACTAGGTCTTCACCTTTAGATTCGGATCCTGATTTAACGTCTGCCCCACCTGGATTAGGTGCAGTAAAACCTACAGTCTTATCTGCTGGTCTTTTATTGCTACCTTTAACCACTGGGTCAGCGATTTCTGAATTTTCACCGCTGGCCTTAAACTCGTCAAGTTCTACTTGCTCTTCGGCCACAGCTTCGATTGTTTCGAACTTATCTAGTTCATTAGCCATTTTTTTCTCCTCGTTTATTGAGTGTATACATTTGTATATTATTTATAAATTTACTATTTACAGGGTATTTAGGAACTTTCCAAAAAGCTCAATCTTCCTTTCCTGCAACTCTCTTGCGGATCTAATACCTGTATTCTGTATCTCTTCAATCACTTGTTGTGATTGCCAAGAATTAGATGCAGCATCATAAATCCATTCTACTCCCTCCATAACTCCATTTACAAATGCATTTGGAGCAGAAGGGTCTGCAACAATATCACCAGCGGTAGCAAGTTGAAAATCTCCTTGCACTTCGTTGATACCTTCAGCAGTTTGTTTAATCGATCCCATACCTCTTGATGATACACCTAATGATGCACCTTCATCAATAAGACTTTTAACAATCTTACCGTATGGAGTATCCATTACCTTTGCCTTACCTACAAAATCTTGACCTTCTCTTCTGAGGTCTTTGATCATGTGTGAAACTCTTTCTAAGTTTATGGTTGGTCCGTCAGGATGTCCTAACTCACCATAAGCTCTGTTGTTTTTTACGAATGTGTCGTTATATCTACTTACTTCTTTATCTAATGTTTCCATTGGATACATACGACCATTTCTATTTTTTATACCACCTTGCATAAAGATACCTTCGATAAAGTAATCTTTTCCTTTACCATCTTTAGCTTCAGTTATTACTGGTCTAATTGAATCAAAATTTGTTTCTGCTATTAGTTTCATGTTAACCTTCTACTGATACGCCAGCTGCTAATAAAGTAGCTGCTGATCCAAAGACTTCGTCTGATGGGTCTTTCTTTAATAATACTGTCTCTGCTGGACCTACTGAAACCATACCTTTAACAACACCAGCAACTCCATTAGCTTCAGTAGATACTGTGCTGTTAGCTGATCCTGTTTGAATAGTTACGTTTCCGAATGATGTAGAGTTGTTGTAGACTCTTACGACAGAGTTTAATCCTATATTACTTGCATGAGAATTATTAGCCACTAATGCAGCTTGTGATGTTTTTACTTTAATGATCTCAGACATCTTTGATTTCCTCTACAACTTCTAAAGCAAACTCTACAGCTGCTTCAGGATTCTTTAATGCTAGCTCATCAAATGCTGCTAGATTATCTTCAGTAAGATTCTCTCTTACAAAGTTAATTGCCTGCTCATATACTTCTGCATCCTGACCATCTTTATAATGTCCAGCGCCTGCAGCGTCATGAGTTCCATCTTTTTTAATTGATCCGCCTTTAAAGACTGCATCTTGTTCAGCTTCATTTTTGAATGCTGGATGAAGTGCTGTTGCAACATTGTCTTTATGCTTACCAACGAAGTTCTTTTCAGCTTCTGATTTTGGATTGGCATAATTAGATACCTGACCAGCTTGTTGTTCTGGATCTGGTACTATGTCGATCTTCTTAAGTTCAACTATGTTTCTAAGTGATTTCATTTTCCTCTTCCTCGTCTTCGATCTCTAGATCGGTTTCGGGTTCTATTTCAGTTTCTTCACCTTCATCTTCAACAGGCTCTGAGTCATCAGGTTCATCTATTAGTTCCTGATCTGCTTGATACTCATCACCCTCTTCTGGTTCTAAGTCAAGCTCTGGTTGTACTTCAACCTGCTCAGCGTCTGGTTCGTAATCTTGACCAAACAATCCGTTACTAACTTGGCTCTTAACTCCTGCAACTTTGTCTGCTAGTTTATCTACCAAAACATCATTGAGGACATCACCAGCTTTGTTAGGCTTATCGTCCAATGCCAAGTCAACTATATCTCTTACATTATCACTCATTATATTCTCCAACTATATTTATATATCTTACACTTGCTCAGGCGGTGCTTCTGGGAATCCATTCCCTTGATCCGGCTGTTCTTCGCCATTTTCTGGCTGTTGTGCGTCCATTTGTTCTTGTTCTGCTTCAGAATCTATCATCATCTCTGCATGCATGTCATCAATTTCTTGGTCTGTTTGTTTAAGAAGATTCTTCTTAACCCATACTTGTGAGAAGTATTTTCCAAGATAAGGATCGACATCATTGATTGCTGATATCTGTTCTCTGAAAATTTCTAAATCTTTTAACTCTGAGAAATGACTATCTGTTACATAGTCAAATTTTATTTCTCTTCTAAGTGCTGGCCAATCATCAGGTGTGATTACGCCTTTCAATACTAATTGTTTCTCTAAGCATTTTTCAAACAACTGAGAGAACTTCAATCTTAGTCTTGCAATAAACTTCTGAAACTTAATCTCATCCCTACTAATTTCAGAAGCTCTACCTATTGCAAAGCCAGTTTCAGCTTCTAACCTAGACACAGGCACGTTTAATGCTCTGTATAATTTCTTTTGGAAGTATAAAACATCATCCATCTCACCAAGGTTTTGGCCCGCAGGTAGAGTTGTTATCTCTGTACCTTTACCACCCTCTCTTCTTGGTAACCAATAATCTTCAAGCATTGTCATAAATTTACGATCGTCTCTCAGTTCACCTGTGTTCGCATCGTAAACTAATCTATTCTTATGCTTGGCCATCATATCTCTAAGATATTGTTCTGCTTTTACTTTGGGAAGATTACCAACGTCAATATAGAATATCCTTCTCTCTGGTGCTCTTGATATTCTATAGATGACTGTAGCGTCTTCTAATACTCTTAATTGATTTAAAGGTTTTATAGCTTTGTGTAAATGAGATAGGACTAGTTTATTATCCTCACTCATTAATCCTGACGTACAATGTAATATACTATCCTTGGCTATCTTTAAGCCTTGAGTAGTACCTTGAGCGGGATTGACAGTTCCAGGACCGCCTTTATAACCTTTGTCATTGTACATATAGTATTCTTGTTTAGTTTGTGCTAGATATACTGTGTTAGGTCCTGTCCCATGTTTCTTCTTTGAGACCTCTCTAACTTTTCTTATTTTTCTAGGATCTATAAACCTTAATTCTTGAATACCGTTCTGTACAGCTTTTTCGTCTATGATAACATGATAGTACATTCTACCATCAATATACCAATGTCTAAATATTTCATATGCTTGACGTTCGAAGTCTAACAAGTCTTTGACGTTTAAGAATTCGTCATGTATTTTTGTCTTGATTGAGTCCGGTACGTCTACACCGTCTAAGTTGATTTCTGCCGTGTGGCTATCTGGGTCGTAAACGATTGATTCGTTTACAATGTCATCAATAGCATTTTCACATTCGGGTTGCATTGACATTTTTCTATAACGAGTTACTAGCTCGCCTTCGTTTTTGCTTGATTGTTCTAGATCTACATATTGACCATAGACACCGCCTTCAGCAACAACGGTTGCTCCGTCGTCGTGACTAGGTGTTACGAAAGAGCCCAGATCATTATCTGTTGTCTTTCTTTTGATTTCGAATCCGAATAATTCTGCCATTGATTACCTCATCATATATTTATAAGAGTACTAGAATACTCTATTAAAGATATAAAGGCAACAGTTAAGTTGCCTTTAACCTTAGTTTCCGCCTGCGTTTCCTGTAGAACCACCAGTAACTTCCCACCAGTCGTACTGGAATGTCACGTTAAACTCTTGGATTACATCAGTTGCATTCCAATCTACGTCCATTTCAGTAATGTTTACTGGGAAGATTCCATTGAAGGAATATTCTCTGATAGGTACTCCAGTCTTCGAATACTGTATTACCTGTGCTGTAGATTTATATGATAAATCGCTAGCTGATCCAAAACCTCTTACGTTACCCAAATGAGAGTTGATAGTGTTCATCCACTCTTCCATTGAGTTTCTAATTAAGAAATCTTCGTCGTTGATAACTGTTACGTTCCATTCAGCAAATGTTCTATCACCTGCAATCTTTACCTTTCTTCCGAAGTATGGTACTTCGATGAAACCTAAAGTTGATGCTGGGACCTGAGAAGCTCTTATTAAAAAAGGGCTCTTTAGATCTGCAGCTCCGTTTGCAGGGTTAGTAATATTGACTTGGAACAGGGTAGGTCTAGCACCACCAAGTGATAGCTGGGACCTAATCTCGTTAATGTTAAAAGCCATTGTTTTCTCCTATTCCTATTTATTTAAAATTGTCCAACTACTTCTGAGAACTCAACTCCGCTTCTTACTGCTACAAAGTTTAGCTGTATGAAGTTGATTGATCTTGAAGGTTTGACATATATGTCACCTATGAATTCATTTCTATCGATGACTTCTCCTGTGTTATTTGTGTCGTCACAAACAACTTTAAAGTCAACAATACCTCTTCTTCCTTGTATATCTCTTAAGAAAGGCTCGACAAGATTCTT